CTTGTTGATGGTTGCGAGACGTTGCTCCGCCTCCACGATCGGGCCGGCATACGACTCGGGGTCACTCGATTGCCGCTGGTTATCCCGCAATTTGTTCAGCACGCTAACCGCCTGCTGGCCCTCCGCACGCAACTGTGTGAGCTGATTTTTTACCCCTTCGAGAGCCCGCTTCGACGGCGTGTCGTTCTGGACCCCCGATAACGTCTTCTGGTTTTGCACATTGCCGGTGACGAGCCGTTGCTGGCCCAACAGCCCCTGCGTTATGGCGTTATCCGGGCCTTTGGGGTCGCCAAGCATGGCTGCTACGCGAACCAACGCATCGCCCGATACACGCTTCGAGGTACCGTCTGAACCAATGACATACACCTGCCCATCGGGGCCGCGTTCGACGGTGGCACCGGGATCGTCCCGTTGGATGAGCTGCTCCAGCGTAGCAAGGACGGCCTGCTCGTTGACGTTGCGTTGCTGTATTGCGGGAACGCCCATCTTGTCATACGCGCCGACGGCCGCCGACGGATCGAACTGCCCCATCGCTTCGGCCAACCACGCACGGTACTCGGGCGTTCCCGGCGTCCAGCCAGTCTCCGCCAGCCCCTGCTGAAATGCATCGTTGGGGTCCGACAGGTACTGCTGCATGGCGAGCTGCTGCTCCAAGCCGAAGATGTCGCGCTCGTTGCCTGCGGACGTTTTGCGGTACCCGGAGTTAGCCGCCCCGACCTGATCGTCGTAGTAACCGGGCAGCGCCTCGCGCGCATCCTGCACACCGTACAGATCACGCAGCTGCACATCGGAACGATCGTTGGCGAGATCGGCGGTGCGAACCTTCTCCCACGCAGCGAAGGGCTCCATGCCGAGCGTTGCGCCTTTGGCGAGACCTGCGCCTACGCCACTCAGGCCCGAAAGAAAATCCATGAAGTCAGACATAGCTACACCCCGCCAAAGAGATCGACGTAATCGCCGCCGCTACCGCCGGCAAAATCCCACCAATCGACGCCGCCGCCCCAGTCGCCGCCCTCCCACCAGTCGCCGCTGTCGGTAGCACCCCAGTCGCCGCCTCCCCACCCACCGTCGCCGTACAGCCCGGTACCGCCCCAATCGCCACCCTCCCACCCATCGCCACCCTCGGTGTAATACGAATCACCGCCGTTGCTGGAGAGATACGTGGATGACCCGCCGCCGTATTCGCGCACGACAGCCTCAACATCGGCATCGGATGCAGCGGAGTTCTTACCAAAGAGGGCGTCTTTGATCGAGCCGAACAATCCCTTGTTCATGATGTCTTTCCACCCATCCTTACCGAACAGGAGGGGAGCAGCTGACATAAGCCCTGTTGCGATCTGCTGCCATCGCGCCGCCGTGCTCGGCGAGTTCGGTCGGGGCGTGCTGGGGTCGCGCGGGTAGCGCGGATTGCCACCATACCCATCATCGCGGTTATCGCGTACGCCACCGCGGCCGCGACCCCCGCCGTCGCCATCACCCCGACCACTCCGATCGCCCCGATCACGTCCCCCGGGCATCGGCGCCACGGGCTCCTTGTAATTCAGCCCTTGCGCCATGGCGATAGCACGCGCCATGGCTTCGTCTTGGGAAAAGCTGGACAGCCGCGGCGCACCGTAGCGCGACAACTCACGATCACGGCGATTCGTCGATGCGTCGAACTGGTTCTGGATCATGCGCGACATCTTGCGCTGGTCGTCCGTCAGGTACGATTCGCTGTCCACGCCGTACAGGGTGTTGAGCGGTGACGCCGTACCCGCCGGCACCACGGACGGCACCACGGGCGCAACAGGCGGCGGTACCGGCGCCACGGGGTACATAGAAGGTGGCGCCACCGGCGGTGCCCCATACAGCACCGGTGCGCGCGTTGGCGCGCGAGTAACAACTGCCCCGTTAGCCGTGGTGGCAAGCCCGCCGGGCAGCCCGGGTGGCACGATGGGCCGCTCCAGTCCGTAGATGTCAGATATGGCCATGGTCTATCCCGAGAAACGGTAGGGGTCATCCGCGAACTGTGTAGCCACCAAACTCGACTCGTTACTCGACGCCTTGGGCACTGACCCGGCATTGTTGAACGCACCCGGATTGTAGCCTGCGGCCGTAGGTGTTGGGGCCGCAACCGGCCGCGTAGGGCGTGGGGTTCGCGTAGGGGGTGATACCGCGTTGTTGATGGCTCGCGCCGTGGAAGGTGCCTTGGCTAGAATCCGTGACCACCAGTCGCCACCGCCAGCGCCTGCCGCGCCCGCCCCACCTGCACCCACCGCCCCACCGGCCAGCCCACCATACGCGCCCGAGGTGACGGCCGAAGACAGCCCGGCAACACCAATACCTGCACTGGCGGCCAACCCTGCGGCCCACGGGGCAACGAGCCCTATCGCTAGGGGGGCGGCGATCTCCCACCATGCCGGCTTGTCTTGTTTTTCGTTTTGTTGTGGCGTCAACCGCCCGTAGTACGGGTCGTCATAGACCATGTCAGGACGAGTCAGGTCATACCCTATATCCGCGGGCACGAGGCCGGCATGATCGTAGCGGTTGCCCATGCCCGGGCCTTCAATATTCGGTAGCTTAGTGACGTCGTAGTTCAGACGCCAACCCCCGGGCGTCTCGCCCCCCTCGTTGCTGTAGCTGGGCTCAAATGTCCACGACGCTGCGGGGTCGAACTGCCGCAGCCCATCCAGCAGCATCTGGCCGTAGTACTGGTAGTTGCCATCCGGCATCAGGCCGCCGTTACGCAGGTGCATTGCAAGCTGACGCAGCGGGGGGTCGCCCGTCGGCGTGGTGGCACCAGCGGGCGCAGGATCCTCGTTACGCGGGCGCGTAAACACGCGATCTAGGTCGGCCATATCAAGGCTCCCGCCATACGCTACGGGCCTGTTCCTCGGTGATCACGCCGAGCTTGATCAGCATCCCCAACGTAACACTGCGACGTGCCCATCCTTCCTGATCTGGTTTGGTCCCACTTCGAATTCCGTTCGCAATCTCTGCGTTCTCTTTTAGCGCCATCAACAGCGGCCGCACCTTGCTGTCGACCGACAGCGGCACCGCTGGTATCCCCGGCCGTAGAATAGTCATGAGTCGCCCTCGGTAAGGTCCTTCATGTTGGTGGCGAAGTGCAACTCCTGCACGTCGGCAGTCCCGGCCACTTCGATTACCCAATTCAAGCGCGGATTAAGCGCTGGCAGTCGGAACGGGGCTGGGGACGTAACGGCTCGTTCGAACACCACATGGTTGCAGTCCCCATCGAGAAGCCGCACCCTGCATGGGCGGGCGTCCTCGCAGCGCGCAACTACTTTGGCTGCACCGAAGCTGACCACGTATGGGAACACGAACTCCTTCGATCGCCACAGGTACTCCATGTAATCGGTGCCGCGGTCCCATTCGTACAGCGACGTCACCGTCAAATTCGACCGGGTGTAGTGCAAGCGCACGTCGGGCGCTGCGAACACCGCTGTTGCGTAAAACGGGATCGTGGTGATCAGCGCCTTGTTGTTTGCGCCTGATGCGCGATCGTTTATGTCGAAGACGAAGCCCATGCCGTTCTCGTTGGGGTCCGTGGTCTGCGTACCGCCGCGGAAGAACCCGTAGTAGAACCCGTCGTACACCGTGCCGTGCATGGTGTGTGGTTTCCACTCCGCCCAGTTGTCTTCGTCGAGAAGATCCTTAGACACCACGCTGACACCACCAGCGCCGACGAACGTAAGCCCCGAATCGCTGGCGTAATACACGCCACGATCCCCAGCCGATACCGACCGCTTGGACACGCACGGATACACGTCATTGACGCGGGACACCGACAGGTTCTGCGGGTCCATCCCGTCCACCAGATACGTGTACCCGGTCGTGAACACCACCACCGTGGTGTCGAACGTTGCCAACGCCACAATGGGGTAGTCGAATATCTTGACGTACTCGGGCGGCCACGCGTGCGGCTGGTACGGCACAGAGAACCCGACCTTGTTATCCCAGAAGCCGACGAGAAACCCGTTCGCTGTACCGATCAGCCCGATCATCTTAGGGTTGGGTGGGTAGTAGTACTGCGACACCAGTTGCTCGTTGGCTTTGATGTCTTCGTTGGTAACTGTGTCGACCCATGTGCCTGTAAATTGCGGCACCTCGAATACGAAGATGAACGGCCCGCCGTTGCTGCGATAGATGCGCACGTTCGACACATTGGTCGGCGGTATCGACGCAGAGAAGTTGATGGTGGTGGCAAGACCGTCCTGCACGTAGATGAGAGGGGACGGCGGAGACGGCACGCTCTCCTCCCCGAATGTAGACATCCACGTGTAGACGTACGAACGAAACTCCGCGGGGGATCCCGGCGCTACCGTGGATACCACTGGCGCCTGCGCGGGCGGGGTCAGCCCTAAACGGTACGACGACGTAGGCGTCGGCGCTTCGGAGGCCGCGATCACCTGTTGAATGACCTTGGGCACACCGTCGCCGGTGTAGTAGACCCGGCCTAGCGGTGCGTCAGGAGTGAACCCCAGCACCACATCGACGTCTTCCTTCCACGCCAACCACGCACCGGCGATGTGGAAGATGGTTTTGATCGGCGCGATCGGCATCTGGTCCGACAGCCGCAGCCCGTCACGAAACGCACGGACCTCACCCGACCACAGCTTGGTGTTCTCTGCAATCTGCGCTGCAGACAAGGGGAGCAGCCGCGGCGATACGCGCGGCGCGATGCCCCCCATGTTCTGCAGGCGGATGCTCGGCATGTTACGGGCCTACGCCAGCCTCAACGACGTGGAACGCCGTCGACACTTGGGTGATGTTGAAATTGCCCCATGGGCCCGAGCCCACCTGCGAATACACGAGGTTGCCGTCGAAGTACGTTCCGGCCGGCCACGTCAGCACACCGGTGGTGGCGTTGATGACGATGTCGGGGGCGAACGCTGGATCGACCGTGGCGCTATTGCCGAATAGCGATGCGTCGTAGCTGTTCGATATCACCAGCTGCATCACGGCATTTGGCACTGGGTTGCTGCCGAAGTTGCCGCGGATGCTGACGGTCACCTCCATCGCCGCGTCCTCAAGCAACGTCGTGCGCGGGTTTCCGCCTTGGTTGATGACCTGCAGGACGGTATTCGCCGCCACGCCGTTCGGATACGTGCGGTACCGATCCGTCAACGCGACCACGCCGAGCTCGACCTGTGACTCAGGCGGCAGCACATACAGGTTGCCCATGGCCGAACGTACCCAGTACTCCTCGGTGCTGCCGCTGCCACCGGCAATCGACAACCACGCCGATCCGGTCCAGTACCACAGCTCGCCGTTCGACGTGTTGACGTAGAACGCGACGTTGCCCTCCGGCGTGCCCGACGGGTCACCGCTGCCCGCAAGCACCCCGGTGCGCGTGTTGCCGATCTCGATCCAGCTGGCTCCATTCCAGTACCAGAACCGCTTCTGCAGATACATGATGGCGTAGATCACATTTGCCACCGGCGGTGCCACCGGCGGCTCATCAACCTGCACGGTGTTGGGCGGAATGGCGGATGAGTTGAACAGGTTGATGAACGTCTGCGTCACCAGCCCTTGGAGCTGCGCCACGTTCCACGCCACCTTGACGCATGCGCCAGCGGGGAACGACTTGGCCGTAGTGGCATCCTGCCCACGTTCGACGGTGATCGTATCGTTGACGACGGTGCCGGAGTTGGTGAACTTCATGATCTCGACCGAATTGCCATCCTCGACCGTGATGTACATGTAGTTGCCAGTGCCGATGGCGAAATACGCGCCACCGCCGGAAGCCAGCAAAAGTGACGTGCTGGCTGGAGTGATTGCGGCACGCAGTGTGGTACGTGCAAAGTTTGGGACCACGAGCATGTCGTTCTCCTAGATGTCGCCGATGATGTTGTCGCCGGCAATCGAAAACGCCGGAGTGCAACTGAGACTGCAACCTTGTGTGGCCTCTACGGCCACCACCGGGTCCGTCGTGTCGAAGTATGGCGCCGGCAAACCGCACTCGTCTGCAGCCGGCACAACTTCGCACTCGATGCCCCCGATCACACCTTCACCAACCGTGATGAGCATGGAGCACTCGCCCATACCGCACGTCTCGGCCTCGTATTCGTTATAGCAGGCGTCCGCCACCAGCTCGCAGCGGGGGATGCGAAAGCGTATCGAGAAGCAGTAGTCGCACTCGATGTACACGTCGCCTACATACAACCCCTCACACGCCGCAGTGAATTCACTGTCCCAGTAGAACCCGACGAATCCGTCAGCCGTCCGTTGGAATGCGGTGTAGCACGCCACGACGAACTCGCTGCCACGCCGCTTGATCTCGATGCGAATGCGCGTGCGCGTGGGGTCCATCTGGTTTGGCTGCTGCTGACTCACCAGCATACGGATGAATGTCTTCTTCACCGCGGGGGTGATGTCGATGTAGTCGCACTCGGCATACCGCCGACGCGGGCCTGCGCACGGATCGCAGGACGTGATACACCACGCCGCATCGTCCATGCCCGGCAGCAACGGCGGCGTGTAGCAGTTGGTGGCGCCCATTACGTGACCTTAAAAGAACGAACCGCGCATCATCAACGGACCCTGCGTCCGCTCCAGTACCCGCTTATTCTTGGCCCGAGTGACGCCGGCCTCGTACATCGTGTACATGCGGCTTGCCAGCCCTTGGTTGGTATAGTCCTGCTTGGGCATCTGCAGCAGCCGCGAGGCCGCGCCAATGGCGATCGTGTCGGAATATTCCTGCCACAGCACATCAGGCAGTACACATGCCCCGAGCAGCGGGGCGAGCCACAGCGACAGCTCCACGTACTCGCCATCCGGCGACATCGGCGCCGGATGGATCATCACCGTCTTGTTGTCAGGGACCGATACACCCCACGAACCACAGGAGCACACCAACGACGCTACCGACGGCTTGAATTTGCGCGACCCGATCTGCACATGCGTCAGGCACACGACGCGCGAATTCTCCGGTGTGTAAATGGGGTAGTCGGGGACGTTGTACTGCGTGGTGAACTGATACTTGTATTGCCACACGCCCGCGCGTTCGCACAGGTCGATCGCCGTGCGCAGCACAGCGTCTTCCGCTACGTTCTGCGCAGCCGTGTATGGCCCGCGGGCCCGTACGTCCTGAACAAATTCACTGAGCAGCTGAGCCACTTGCTGTCTCCCGTGTCGTCGCCGCCACCGGCACCGCGTCTTTATCACGCGGGGGAGAACCGACATACTGCATGAATGCCTTGTAGTGCGCCTGCGATTTCTGGAACGAGTCAGATGACTCGGAGTCCTTCGCAAACGCGCGGTACAGCATCCAGTCCTTCAACGCTTCCCGGTAGGTCTCCGGCGTCGTGTTGGCCATGATCACCGCATCCGTGGGGCCGGTGATCTTGTTGGGGGCCAACCGAACCAGCGCCCAGACAGCGGGCAGCGGGCTCACATTCGGCACGGGCGGGTCGACGTAGAAGTACGTGTCGTTCTCAGGGTGAACGGAATACGATCGCACTCCGTACCCGCCGTTGCGCGTAATGGCGCAGGACGGGCGTCCAAGGGCACGGGCCGCTGAGAGGGAAGATTGCGAAACAAACTCCCCTTGGGAACCGTCGGCGTTAAGGTTGTACAGCACATCGACCAGCTCGGAATACGCGGCCGGCACAGACTGCACCGAGCCACCCGCCAGTCGTAGCGGAACGAACGAGGTATACAGCGTAGGCTTGAGCGCAGCTACCTGCGCAATCGCACCGGTGAGGTACTCGGCTAGTTCTGGCAACGTCCAGCGGACGTGTTCATTCCCGGGTTCGAGGTCGTTGAGCTCGTACCCACAGCTGGTGAACAGGTCGCCGGCAAGAAGCATCAGGTCGGGAACCCGTCCAGCACCTTGGCGGACAGGTCGGCTTTGGCTTCAGCCAGCTCCTGCGGACTCATGTTGCCCAGATCACCCACCGAAATGCCAAGCGACGTCGCCAGTGCTGCGCGCGTCTCCGGGGGCAACGTCGTCGGTGAGATCGTCGGCACGGGCGCCGCGGGCGCGGCCGACTTCACCGGCTTGTCGCAGAACTTGAGCGTGCCGTTGGCCAGCAGCTCGTCGAGGAACATATTGTACGGGTACGTGTGCTTGCCGTCCGTCACGTACCGCCCGATTTCTTGTTGCTCTTGCATACCCACCCCCTTAAAAAACGGCGGGAGTTGTTCATGCTCCCGCCGCAAGACCCACTACGGAGAAACCGTGTTACGCGTTGCCGTTGAAGTCGTACGAACCCCAGTCGACCACCTCGGCCTGCACCGCGACAAACAAGTCGGTGAGTGCGTTGCCGGTGCCGGGAACCGCAACAACCTCGAACGAGACCATCGACGTCTCGAGCAGCGACGAATCGATCCGCTGGCTGAAGAAGATGCCGGCGGTGTCGCCGATGTCTCCGTCGTCCAGCGGGGAATTCGCAGCCGTCGCGATTGCGATCGACGTCACCGCCGGGGAGCCGGGGCAGAAATTCTGCCGGCGCAAGATGGCCAGCTGCAGCCCCGTGCGCGGGAGAATCACTTGCGCCTCGACCCACTCCAGCCGCGTGTACGGCACGATCGTGATGAGGTTGATGAAGTCGCCGACCTCGACGTCGGTACCGAGCGCCAGAAGATCCTTGTACCAGCAGTAGTCCTTCTGGTCGACCGGGCCGTCGAGACCGCCGTACGGCAGGCGGGCGCGGAAGTCGAGTTGACGCGTTACCGCGTACGACCGACGACGCTGGTGATCCGCGTAGCCGGTGATGGAGCAGGGCAGTTGCTGGGGGATCAGACGATGGTCCGTGTTCCCCGACACTCCACCCATGAACAGGTTGTACTCAGCCATGATTTATTTCCTCTCGTTCGTTTGGGTGGGGGTTAGGAGAACGTCGCGTAGAGACCGGCGAGCCCTTCCTCCTGAATGACCTTGGAACCGTACACGGTCATCCCTTGGAGGTACACGTCCCACGAGTCTTTGTCGTTGTCGATGATGCGCGTCTCCTCGATCTGCATCGCGAAGGCCGTTGCACCACGCCAGCCGGCGATGATCTCGTACGCGATATCCGAACCGTCGGTCGCGGAGAAGACGTTGTGCGAGATGTACACGTCGAAGCCGGCGATCTTGGCGGGGATCTTCCCGTTCAGGATCGCGTTCGACGCCACTTCGCAGCAGGCACCGGCGAGGCCAGCATTGGCCGACAGCATCGGCGAGTTGAGCAGGATCGGCAGCGCCACATCGGGCAGCACGAGGAACAGGTCTTCCATCGGGAGACACTGCTCACGGAGCACGCCGGCAACCTGCGTCAGCACCTGCCAGATGTTGTCCGAGGTGATGGCGACAGGGGCACCGACTTCGCCCATGTTGTACGAGTGCGTGCGCACGCCAGCGGTGGGACCCTTGTTCTGCGAGTCCGCTTCGACGAACATCTTGGCCAGCAGCTCTTGGTCGATCGCTTCGCCGATGTTGTACGACGCTGACTTCAGAAGCGACGTCTGCCACGCATCCCAGTTGCAGATCTGCTTGACGTCGATCTTGGCGATCTTCACCGAGAATTCCAGCTCCTTGTCGACCACCATCGTGATCGGGCAGGTGTCGATCGTGTCGTGCTTGATCGTGCTGTCCTTCTGGCCGCGACGGACGCGGACGCGCGGGGACCGGAAAAACGTGATCTGGTCGCCGCACTTGTTGAGTTCACCACTGTATTCCGTGGTGGTGATGTCCGCGTACGTCGAAGAACAGTAGAACTGCTCGACGAGTTTCGACGAGAACATCGGGGGGATCAGTGATCCCGAGTAGCTGGGATAGCCAGATGCAGAAGGTACGCCTGCCATGGAAATTCTCCTTGAGTTTGGTTACCGGATTTCTACGTCCATATCGACATTGCCCGATGCGATCGCCTGATCCCATCGGGCGCGAAACGCTTCCCACTCCGCCTTCGGCAGCCGCTTGGACGTGAAGTCCTTGAGGTTCTGCTTGTACTCCGACGCTTTCATCTTGTCGGGAGTAGGGGCCATGGGTGCGTTGCCGCCGGTCTTGGCAGGGACCGACAGAGAATCCAAGGAAGGTTGCACTTTGCGAGAGTCGTAGAACCCGCCGATCACGGTGCGAATACCAACCGCGTTCGACGACTGACGGTGGGTCTGCAGCAATTCGCCAATCTTGTAGCCACGTCCCGGTACCGCTTTCTGGAGGTACTCTTTCCATTCCGGGGTGTTGCGCACGGTCTCGAAGTCGGCGAAGTACGGGATAACCTCCGTACGCAAAAACTCCAACTCCTTGGCGCGCGCGTTGCTCATGTGGGCGACATTCGCTGCGGATTCCAACATCGGGACCTTCGCATCGAGTTCCTTCACACGGCCCAGCGCAGTCTCCATCGAGGCCAGCTGCTCGAGTAGCGGGCGCATTACGCCAGCCATCGATCGCTTCACAACACGTTCGACAAAGTCGATCCCCTCCGGCCCGTATTCCTTGGTCTGCTCGGGCGTCGGACCGGAGTCATCCAGCGAGGCCGCGATAGACGACGTCGCGTTCTTGCGGGACATCTCGGTGTTCTGGGATTGGAGGGCTTCGATCTGCTGAGACAGCTCGCCGATCTTGCCTTCCAGAAACGTGCGGTTGCCGTTGACGAGTTCAAAACGCTGTTTGAGTTCCTCGACTTCACGAGTGGCTGCTGACGCTCGACCACTCTGCGTAGACTCCGCGCTCTCCAGTTCGGAGATGCGGGCACGCAAGGCAGCGGAGTCATCGGGGGTACTCGCAGGTGCAAGTGCCACGGGGTCGATTGCGCCCGGCGCGGGTGCGCCAGATTGCATGTCGAGCGGCGCGCCGTTGGGGTCAAGCCCTTGGGCACGAAGTTCGGCTGCGTCACGTTCGATCCGTCGAGCTACTGCACCGGGAACTGGCATGGATTTCTCTCCTGATCAGGGCCGATTATTCGGTACCTGAAAGTCGATATGCTACGGTTTCCAAAACTGCAGCACCGTGCCGAGCATCTGCGCCTGCCCCTGAAGCATCCGCATTCTGTTTGGATCCTCCATTTGCACCAACGCGCTTTGGATTTCGGTCATGGATGACTGCAGATACTCAAGGACGAGCGCCCCCTCGGGACGAGCGGCGATACGCGCCATTGCCTCGACAACATCCGCGGTGGGCTTGCGCATCCGTCAGGCTCGCTTACCGCAACACGTGCTGGAGGGCGACGGGCGCGGGGCACTTGCCTTGGGGGTGGGTACGGACAACTTGCCCAGAGGCCGCGAGGTCTTGGCGACCGACGGTTTGGGCAGCGCGTACGCCGGTTTGGTACCGCCTCCGAATGCCATGGAGCACCACCTTTCTGAAAATTACCCCCAGCGACGCCGGGGGGCGGGCCAATTCTGTTGGAGTATTTGGGGTATGTCAAGCACCTACGCAATAATAAGCATCACGCGACCATCGACGCCGTCCACGCCAGCTATGCCCGCGCCGAACCCAGTACCGCCGGTGCCGCCGTCGGCGGTAATCGTTTGGATAGACGCCACATTGGCCGTCTCTGTGACGATGCCAAGCCATCCGCCGCCGCCGCCACCACCACCACCCGTGTTACCCCCAATGGTATTGGCACCGTTACCGCCAGCACAAGACAGCCGTCCAGAGCCTGCGATATTGCGCGCCAAGATACCCGAAACGCCACCACCACCACCGCCGGGGCCCCCCGCGCTACCGCCGTCACC